TGATAGCCGCCCTCATAAAGCAGAGATGTTCAACTTCCTTGGTATTTGCACAGTTCAAGGAAAATAAGGCGCTAACCCTCATTGCGGCTACCAACACGGCTGGAGACTACTGACTTTCTATGCTGTGTGCATAGCGTCAAACACAATCCCCATGCGTGTTGATACTAAGTTTATTTTAGCCATAAACCCCGCTTTTTTAATTCTTGTAGGGTTTTTTCATGTGCGTTGTCCCACATAGCCTGCCGTTCTTCCTTAGACAGACACATTCCTTGGTCTAACTGCGCGTGGCATGGGTAGCACAAAGCGGCTGTGTACTCGTCTGAAGCCTTTATCCCACGCCCTTTTCCGTGTTTCGCCCAATTACTGTGCGCCGCTTGCGTCTGACCCTCTGCACCGCAATGTTGGCAAGGCAAGTCAGCCACATTCTTTAGGTGGTTCTTGCTTCTGAAGTAATTAAACTTGGGAATAGGTGATGCCATGCTCTGCCCCCCACGCGAGTAAAAATTCCACGAACTCGGTGGCCTGTTCTTTGGTAAATTTCCGTGTCTGAAATCCAAGTTGGATAATGCCGTCACCACTTAAATTAGGGATAACTACGCCTGTTTTTTGTCCGCTATCTTTTAAATACTGGTCAACCAATAGCCGTTTCCAACTCTCAGCATCCCATTTACTTCCCAGATGTTGCGCTTGTTTTGCTATTTCTCCAAGCATTGCGTGGTATTTTTCTTCTTGCTCACGGCTTTTGCCTGCGTCTTTTATCTCTAGCGTTAGTTTCTTTCCAGACGCAAGTGCCTCTTTGACTTTAGGCCATAAGCCCGCCATCAGCGCGGTGGCGTTGTCTTTGGTTAGTTCTACTCGCACTCTTGCACCATCACATTAGCGCCAGCATCCTCGGCATACACCTTTTTGATGTGCGCTTCTACTATTTGGCTGTCATCCACATAAACAATGCCGTTCATAGCATCGGTAATGCTTTTGTAAACATTATCAATGTCTATGCGTTTTGGAAACTCCAAACCCGCTAAACAGGCTTCCTTGCGTTTTTTTGAGTATGACGCTGGTATGGTATATCTGAGGTATAAAAACACAGTTAAAGCCCCTTTTAATGGCTCTGTTGCGCCTATTGCGTGTCGGGCTTTCATTGCTACATGGGTTTCGTAGTCGATTGTCTTGGCATCGGTATAGGTTTGCACGAATTGACCTCTACGGGCAAAGCGTGGTCTGCCCTTGGGAACGGGGTCTCCGTCAACTGTGAATGTCACTACTAGGCTCATTGCGTAACTCCCTCAGTTTTTCCACAATCAAGATACCGAGAGTAGGAAAATCCGACTTCAGCGCTTTTGACATATACCGAGCGTGGTCGATAGTCGCTGGATTCATGGCCATCAAAGCGTAATGTTGGGCCAAATGGTCGACATAAATCCCCTGTCCGTTCCAAGGCTTGATTTGTTTCAGCCAAGGACACATAGGATTCTCGGCATTTATTAAGGATTGCATGGGCTTCAGATTTCGTCATAAAGTTTCATTCCGTAGTTGTTGATGCCGCTGTAATTCCAACCATCTTTGCGAATCAGTTTGTTTCTTCTGAATTGGCTGTAATCAACATGGTGATGCCAACGATTGAATTTATAAGTAATTCTTGACACATCTGGGTGTAGGTCAACCAGCATTTGGCTTTTTGGCAACGTACCTTCTTTGTCGTAAAACTCTGCGCTGTTACCACCACGCATTTTTTGAGTGGTAGTTTTTCCGCATAAAAAAGCATTAAATTGAATGGTGCAAAAACCATCTTTTAAAACTCTAAGACTCAAGTCTGTATCTTCGTTATAACGACCGCGCCAGCGATAACCAGCATTGTTATCAATAAAAAGGCAAGAATAAATGCGCGTATTGAGGATGTAAGGCGGTACTTTATCGGTCTTTTTACAGAAGTTGTGATAGTTCAAGCCAGAAACTGGCACATTTGTGTAACGTAAAACAAAATCTTCTGCGGCCAAAAGGGTAGCACCAGTTTTGACAACCAGTTTTTCGTTTTTGTTCATGTAATGGAAAGCGTCTATGTTGTCATCCATGACCCAATGATGGGAAAAGCCGTTGGCCAAGGAATGGTCAAGGCAATAGTTGCGAGCAGGGCCTGGCCCACTACTTTTATTTAGCCCATGTTCATCACAAAGTTCATATTCTTCTTTGTATCTTTGCGGCAACACCAGCAATTCGCCAAAACAACGACCAGCCTTGTATAACTCCAACTCGGCTTGCTCGACCACAATGTAATGTGGCACTCCCATGTCTTTTAAAGCGCGTGTGGTCAATCCGCTTTCATAGCGGCCTTTAGACACAATGTAAACGGGAAAATTAGGATTCATCTTTGTAAACCCCTTTTGGCGCACCCCAATGGGATTTAAATGGATGCCAAATGCTTTTGGTTTTGATTGTCATTTTTTGATTTATAAGTTTCTGAAACTCCAAGTAATCTGCCTCGGTTTCAAAACGAACCACAATTTCTTTAAAACATTCCATCTTGTATTGCACAAACTCTGGCATCCCTTGCCATTCTTCTTCCCACGGCTCACCCTCAAAAAGTGCAACTTGTTTAATTTCAACAGGCTTGTAGGTCATTAGAAGTTTTCCTTCTCATACCATTGCTGGACAGTCTGAGATACGGGCTTGGCAACCACGGGGCGTTTGTAATCGCTTGGGTTCTTTTCCCATTGGTGCTTAGAACATTTAGGCTTATCACCGCTAATGTGGACAGTCCAACGATTTGGGCAACCAGACACGGAACACATCAGACGTTGAACTTCGTCAAACTCTGATTCTTGTTTTACATTGCTTTTGAAATTAGTTAGAGCCATGATATTTCCCCTCTACGATTTTTGCGAAATTGCTTGGTTTAAGAATCCACTCTAGGTCAGCATAGAAAGACCGCCCATCTTTGCTGTTGACCTTACCCATCAAGAACTTTGATGTACCGATGTGGTCAAAGAACTCTGAGAACCATCCCAAAATGTCCGAGGCTTCCACAGTCTTGGTCTTGGATAGTTCGTCAGCCACCTCACGCCATCTTTGACGTAAATAGCCTTTACGGGTTTCGTTCCAGACTTCTACCCGTCTAAGCGTAGGCAAATGCTTGTGATAAAGGTCTATGACCCCTTGGTGATTACATTTTGGTAAACCATTTCCTATCTCTGGTTCACCGCTAGGTGGACTAATAGATATATCTGGTTTATGGTTAATGGTTATTGGTTCTTGGTTATTGGTTGGTTGAACATCCGTTGAACGGGCGTTGAACCTTCGTTCAGCAGACGCTTTACCAGCCTTAGACGCTTTTTCAATCTTAGAGTGGAAATTCTCTATTTCTTTGTTCGCTCTAGGACTGACAAACCCATCTGTTGTGGATAAAAAGAATTCGTCAAGAATAGATAAAACTTCTTGCTCGTATTCACGCATCCCAATCTGACGGGCAATGTTGTGTTGTTTTATTGGCTTTTCGTGAAGATAGTAAAAATCCAAAAGCCTTCGATAAGCAATGTCCTCTATAACGGACAAATGGCTTGTATGTGACTTGTAGTCACCAATGTGAAATTGATAGTAATGCATATAACCTGACGTTCTCGGTTGTCGTTACTCACAAGGAAACTATGGCAGGGCGGTAACGAATCGCCTTTTCCCCCGCTAAGGGTAGCCTAGCCTCCATTATACATTCTAGGCAAACCAACTTGGTTTAAGCAACTGCAACTGCCATATCCTTTGTTGAGGAACAGTTACCCATTGGGAAACAGCCGCTTGGCTGATACCTAATAGTTTGGCAAGGTCACGCTGTGAGCCTGCTAATGCAATAAACTTTTGTTTGTCCATAAGCGAGATTATACATAAGTTGCCTAAAAGAGACACTAGGGAAACTACCTACAAAATAATTGTTGACTTACCGATAATCTGGCTTATACTTCTATCCATGCCGTAGCACTTTGCAAGCGGTCTTTAAGGAGGACTTAAATGTCTAAAGCACTCAAAAAATCCAATCTTTATATTGGTCAACTGGTAGTAACCTCTGACAACCCAGAGGCTCAAGTCAGAACAATCAGCCATATTTTTGATAACAACATGGTTGAAGTTCAATGGTATGAAGGTACTAAATTGGTTGTTCAAGGCATTGATTGCTCAATGCTCTATACCCCGACTATTAAGCAAATTGAATACAGCATCCAATTCAATGGCCGTTTAGTTGCTAACCACGAAATTTTTGATTTGGCATAAACCTACGGGGGCGAAAGCCCCCATTAGGGAAAATCCCTACTAAATAGTTCTTGACACACACTTAATCTGGCTTATAATATCAACCATGCCCTAGCAATTTCGCAATGGGTCTTTTAAGGAAACATTATGAAAATCGTAGAAATTTACTGCCAAGAAGAACGCTTCAATCCTCGTCTTAATTGCACAGTATTTGGTGCTTGGATGGTCAGATATGAAAACGGCATCGAAGTACCTATCTGCCGTGACTATGAGGCTTCTGATAGCAAAGAAGCATTGTCAATCTTGAATCAAGAGGTGACAGCATGAATTACGCACTAGAACACACCGACTGTGAACGCATGGTCTGCGATTACGACTACATCATTGATGTGGATTGCTTCTTTGACCCCTACTCTGGCAACCTTTGTTTTGCTTATGTAGGCGGTGTCGAGATTAGCGAAATGCTACGCGACACAGTTATCCAAGACTTTGAACGCCAATACGCTAAAGCCATAAAAGAACAAATTTACAACGACAAACTTGACTACGCCATCGCTCGTTATGAGTCTAAAAAGGAATTAGCATGAAACTCGACAACTACACCCAACACGCCATTGAAGGCCCTTACACCCCTACACGCCCAACTAAGGCTGACCAAGTAATTCTTTGGTTATCTGGCTTTGTCTGCGGTCTTATCTTTGCCCTTTTAATCACAGGAAACTAATATGCGCCTCGAACTAGACATCAGCGACCTTAAACACTTTATTGCTGAACACATCAAGCAAAAGTACAACATGGAAACGCTAGAAAGCAATTTCACATACGACCTCATTGACTTTGATGAAAGTTTGTTTGGACTTAATTGCGAAGTTATGGATAAAGATGAATACGCCCGTTTAAAAGCAGAAATTGAAGCAGAAAAGGAAACGAAATGAAAAACATAGCCACAGCACTTGTTAAAGCACAAAAGGCTTTCGGGCCTGCTTTAAAGACTTCTACAAACCCACATTTCCGTTCACGCTATGCTGACCTTTCCGCTTGCGTTGAGGCTGTTATAGACGCTTTAAATGCGAATGGTATATATCTCTTGCAGAAGAACTATGACTGCGCTGACGGGGTTATGGTTGAGACTGTATTTGTCCACGAATCTGGCGAGATGTTGGAGTGCGGAATAGTCCACTTCCCAGCCACCAAGCGCGATAGTCAGGGATATGCCTCATGTTTGACTTACGCTCGCCGCTATTCGCTTATGAGCGCCTGTGGCATTGCCCCAGAAGATGACGATGGCAACGCGGCATCTAAAAAGCAACCAGAGCAAAAGGCTAACCACAACCTTATGCAAGACCACATCACCGCCATCCAAGATGCTAAGACAGTTGAGGAACTGCAAACAGCGTTTAAAGATGCCTATAAAGCGGCAGGCACAGACAAAGAATGGCTCGAGGCTGTAACTGCGGCTAAAGATATGATGAAAAGGACATTGAAATGAAAGATATACCAGCATTTCCACTTTCATTTGTAGCGCATCCAACAGAAGAAACTTTTATTGCCAAAGGCATGACATTGCGTGATTACTTTGCGGCTAAGGCTATGCAAGGAATGTTGTCAGAAAATTCAGGCATCAGATACCCAACTGATGAACTTGTAGATTTTGCTTACAAGGTGGCAGACGCAATGATGAAAGCGAGGGAACAATAATGGAACAACGCACAGAAGAATGGTTTAAAGCACGACTTGGCAAAGTCACAGCAAGTC